GAAAAACCCCTGTAAAAGTAGCCACGACCAAGAGGCATTCTAATACAGAGGTTTAACAGGTGTTTAAATAAGTTTTTCAATGTAATTTGGTCGTTACTTCGATTTTTTACAAAAATACAAATTATTTCTAATTAAAAAACAGATAGCTATAATTTATATTAATTCTAAATAGCATATTCAAAACTTTTATTTTTTGTCAACTAGTGTAAACCAAAGTGTAAACCAAAGTGTAAACCAAAATACACTAAAAAACCAATGTTTATAAGGGTTGTAGCGTGTTTTTAGTGTAAACCAACTAAAAATTCATAAATTAATATTTTTTCAAATTTATTTTTTTATTTTTTGTTAGTGTCAACTGTAAACTGGTTTACACCTTTTATTGATAATCAGCAAGTTATAACATAGTTGGTTTACATGGTTTACACTTTACCCACAAAAAAAGCCCTTACAACTTGCAAGGGCTTAAAAAATTAGTGTTTTTAGTTAAAAAATATCTTCAAAGTCATCTTTAGGCTTCGACGGAGTATCATTGGTGACACCCTGCTTTGGTGCAACCTGTATTGGCTCACCAACCCAAACGACCTTTCCGTTACCTAAATATACCTTAGCTTCTTCTTTAGAAGCCGTTGGATTACAAACTGAAACGTTTTGCCCGTAGTTATCTACTTTGTCGTTTACCATAACATCTATTTCGTAGTACTTACCTTTTGCACCCTCAAAGATTTTGCTTTTGTCGATTTTGTTTAGATCGATTTTAATTTTAATTATTGCTCCCATGTTTATTTAATTTATTTATTGTTAACATTCTTCTTTTAATAGCTTACAAAAATCAAAAGCATCTTGAAACGATTCAAACTGATGAATTTGTAGTTTACAATCAATTTCTTTACTTATTCTTTTTATTTCTAAATGTGCATAATCCCATACTGATTCAATCATTTTTGACACGAAAATATCATAGATATTATCATCGTATAATATGTTTTTATTCCATGACACGAAGCATACAAAAACACTATTATTTTTATCGTAAAGTAATGTAGATTTTTCAACTAATGTATCAATTAATATTTTTGAAGTACTAATGTTTTTAGATTCAAATACTATCTTATCATATATATTTGTTATTGCTATTTTCATTTTATTTGTAAATTATTATTTATGATTAATTCGCAACCTTTTAGCTCAATTCCAGATTCAAGGGCTTTTTTAATAGCCATTTTGTCCGGAGTTGTTGTTACCTTAATTGTCTTGTACTCTTTTGGTAATTCTTCTAATGATCCAAAGACGTCAACGCTTGTACTTTTGCGAGTAGAAAACTTTAAAAACCCAGCTTCAAAGTTTCCAAACAAATTAACCGCATTAAGTAAAATTCTTTTAACTATTGATATAGTATATTCACTTTGCTTTTTAAGCCCCTGTAATCGTTTTATTTCGGCATCTATTCGCTCAATATAAGATTCTTCAACCTTAATAATATCAACACATACGATTGATTGAACATCTTTATCGGTACTGTTAATCGTTAGGGCTTCTTCTAAGTCTTCAGATAATTCACCCTCGTTTATTTCGGCTTCTTGGATTAAAGCTCTATAATTTATTTCAATTTGATTAAACTCGTTTTCGATTTTATATAAACTTTTCATAGTTCTTCGTTTTTAAATTGTAAATATTCTTGTTCTAATGCTGTTTGCTGCGCTTGATACGCATAATCTTGGTACTCACTATTTTCAATTATTAAATGATCGTGGTACATGTCCTCTTGTTGGCTGTTCATGATTCTAAAAAGTTTTTAAGGGTTATTTTTTGCGTTGTTGTTAGTTGAAATTCATCTAGTTTTTTTACTAAATCTTCTTTGCTTAACTTTCCATCTTCAACTAATTTAATTGCCGTGTCAAATCTATCAGGTGTTAAACTTTGCTTTGGCTCTTGCTTTTTAAATTCTTCAGTTACTTCATTTAAGTATCTTACATCGTCAAATTTACCTAGAAATATATCCGCATTAAATCCTAGCTTTGAAATTGCTTTTGTAAGTGCGTCTGTTTCAATTTTCTTTGCGAAATTGTCATCAACCATAGTTAAATTTCTATCCATGAAAAGCTTACATGAATTAATGATTTGAAATTCTCCATTAGGGAAAAAGAACGTTCCTGTAAAAACTACTAGATTATACTTTTCACAAAGCGAGTAGTCTAATTTAATATCTTTAAAACCCCATGTTTGACCATACACCCCGAACTGTTCAGTAACTTGCATGATTTGATACTGAGGTGCAATAGCTGTTATTTCGTGACCAGAAATTCTAGCTTTTTTTGTGTACTTTGGATTAGTCTTTTCGACTTTATTCCATAATTCTAAATGATTCATAGTTATTTAGTTTTAATTTTTACAATTTTAGTGTGTACTTGTTCATGTTTCTAAGCTCTAAAGTGACATCTTCGTCTAGTGCTTGCATGAACTTTACAAACGTTTTAAACGTCATAGTGTCGCGTCTTAATGTCATAACAACGCTTGCCGGACTTACTCCAACAATCTCAGCAAACTGAGTAATGTTTAAATCCTTGAATCTGATTAATCTTCTAATTAATACAGCTGGTTTTATTTCTCTTGGGTTTGTTTTTTTCATGTTACAAATATAACTAATTATTTAATATAACAGCTAAATATTTTAAATATAATTCTGTATTAAATGTACTTCTTACTTCGTTTTCAATCTTAGTGTTAAAGTACATTTTTTCGCGCTTTGCTTTCTTTTGTAGCCATGTTAACGGCTTAAATTGGTTTTCCATGATTATAGTTTTGAAATTAAATCTATTATAGAATTAAAAATTACACCTGAAACAAAGAAATTAAACATTGACATTTTGTATGCTTCATTTTGGTAATTTAAAACACCCAATAAAAAATTAATGTGACATAGTGCTATCTGTATTATTATTTCCATGATTAATTAATTTTAGTTTACTAATCTTTTCGCTTTAATGCAAGGAGCCATTGAGTATGATGCGTATAATACATACTCAGAATCATCATGAAATTTAATTCTTTTAGTAATTGTTTCATGTTTACCTTTAAAAGTAGCTGTTGAGTTTGTTCTTTTAACGCACTCAAAAACTGTTACTAAATCAGAATCTCCAATGAATCTCATTTCGTATTTTTTCCCTGTTTCAAATATTGCTTTCATAATTCTTTGTTTTTGTTCTACAAATATAACACTTTATTTAATACAAATAACACTTTATTTAAAATAAATATTTTTAAGGCATAAAAAAAGCCACTTTTTACGGTGGCTAAAACTAAAGTAATCTATGAATGCGTAAATATAATTAAAATTCTCGTATGATTACAAAACTAAATGAACTTTGATTTTTTACTAAACTTATGAAGTTCTCATAATAAGCATTATCATTTAACACGATACAACCCTCACTCCAACCCCCTATTTTTGTCGAAACTTGTTTAGATCCTTTATTATATGTTGCTCCGTGAATGTTTACAAAGATAATATCATTAAATATTTTCCCTGTTTCGTCCGTTTTAAGGTCTTTATTAGTGTCACGATAATAGTTTATACCTTTAACTTGTCTTAACGCTTCCATTTTGCCCTTATGTAGTCCAAAACGATGACTATCATAGTTCCAATTGTTGGACTGAATTACTGCCGTTCCGTTTAATCCTTTGTTTGTGGTGCATGATGTTACGCTTACAAATTCTTCACCTTTGAATAGATAAAATTTATCGTCAAACTCATTAACAGAATCTTCAGTAGATCGAACCATAATTGACCAATAACCAACTGGAATATATTTAAAAGATTGTAATCTCTTTACCCAATCTAGTAACTGTTTTGACGTGTAAATTTTAACGTTCGTTTTCATTCTCAAACTCTTTATTATCGACCGTTAATTTGCTTATGCTTGCTCCAATTGAACCAGCTACAACCATATAACCAGCTAACGAAGTGATTAAAACAGGTAGGCTAATTGGCGCGCTAATAATTACCGCTCCAACTGCTCCAATAACAACACACGCGTTAGTTATTCTTTGGAATAGTTTAGGGCTTTTTTTTCTTAGTCTAGTTTTTATTTTCATGGTTTTTTGTAATTAATCGCTCAACTGTTTTACTTAAATTGCTTACATTGGTAGCGAGGTTCTTAATTTCTTGTTGTGTCGTTTCTTGGATCAACTGAAATTTTAATCTGTGTTCCTGTTCAATCAATTCAATCTTGCCAGCTTGGCGGTTTATTTCGTTGCTTGCTTTCCTTACGTCTGAATGAACAAACCTAAGAAAGTAGCCTATAATAGCAATAAGACCCCCAAAAATTATGTTTGTTAATTCCATTCTTATAAGTCTTTAAAATATATTATCTTTTCGCTTTTGTCGGTAAATTTCAAAAGGTAATGGTCAAGTACTCTATATACATTACTTATTTCTTTCCCCTGGTAAATTTGCCCTTTAATGAATTGTTTAGCCCTCATGTATAATGTCTGTTTCGCCTGTAAAGGTACGCGAATAAATCGAACCCCATGCTTCATTAGGTGAATTCTCAACTATACGCACGTCACCACTTTCAGTGATTCTAACGTCACCACTTGTAGTTGTGCGCTCAATAGCTGAAGTAACACCGCCATAACCGACGGTGTTATTATCAACTCCTTTTCCCCAACCAATGCTATTCATTTATAATTAGTTTTGTGAAATCTTCACTTAATCGAATTCCCCCTTTAGCTTCTATTTCTTTTGCATCTAAGATAATATTTATCTCATTATTCAATTGAGCTTCTATTTGTTGTTTTTGCGCCAACAAGTTTTTAATTCTCGCTTGCAACTTTTCGTTTAATTCAATTTCCATAATTAGATATTTTCAATTTCTGCTACTGTAATACCAAATGTATCTGCCATTTCAACTTTGAAAGCTGTATAAAAGATTTCACTTTGAGCATCTGAATAATCTAAGTTAGGAGTTAAACCAGCTTTGATTATGTCATAAAAAGCATCTGCTTCGGCATAACTTAACACTTTAACTCCACTTAATAAAAGTGTGCCATCTTCTTTTAAATATTCGTAATTAACACCTATTAAATCGTTTAAATAGCTGTTATTTATACCTAAAATTTTACCTATTACCTTACCGTTATAAGGTAGTGCCTTACCTTGTTCAGCACACGTTACATTTACTAATGTTTTAATCATTTCTTTTTATTTTAAATTATTTATACTAATGTGAAAGTTTTTGTTACTCCTCCAATTCTCATTTTAATATCCGAACCGTCAAACCAAATGTCTCCGTCTTGTGGCGTTGTTGGTGCTACTCCAGCTTCAAGCGACAAATGAGGGACTAAGGTTGTTGATGGTGATAAATTAACCCACGCTGACTTTGCGTGTGTGAATGTACCTCCTATTTTTGTGTAAGCCGAATTACCAACCCCTAATCTACCGTTTTGGTTTTGACCAAACACTCCAACACTTCCTACGCCTAAAGAATTAATGTTATAATGATACTCTAAGTTTCCCGTTGTTCTTACTGTTAATGCATAGTTTTCCTGTGCATCTGTACCCACGCCTACACAAGAATTTCTAATATCTAATGTAGTTGCACCTAAATTATTGGTAAACTTCGCTATTGGAAAACCTACTGCATTTGTAACGTAATTACGAATTTCCATAGCGTAATTAGTTGTAGGTGCAAATGGTAAATCACTAACTTGGAACCTATTTGCAAAATTAACACCGTCACCTCTAACCTGAAACATAGTAGCCGTATCCGTTGAATTTCTAAACGCTAAAACATCTGAAGTACTTGCACCACCGAAAATTAATTTTCTTGTTGCTCCTGCACTTGTTAAAGTTAGGTTAGTGTTAGCTATGTTAGTGTCAGAAACTGCAAGAGTGAACGATTCTAATGCTGTTGCTCCTGCATTTACTCGAACTACTTCTAATGCATTACCAGCAAAAGTAAAAGCATCTGTTAACGCTTGGAATGTTGTAACACCTCCACCGATTTCATCACCTCTAATTGATTTCGTCGAATATACTCCAGGGGAAATATATTGCGATATCTCTATAAGGTCATCATTTGCTATCTGACTTCCCTTGGGTGTTAAGTCCGTTATTTTTTTGTTTGCCATTATCTATCTTTTTTAAAAATGTTTCTAATTTTTCTACGTTTGCCTGTTTTGGCTTTGTTTTTCTTATAACACCCATCCTCCTTGAAAATTATTTGAATCAGCACTTTGTTTTCCGTTTTCGCTGGTTGAATATTCTGGAAATAACGAGTTATTAGCGCATAAGTAATCTATTAACCTTTGTGCGTAATGTTGTGCCGTTGAACGCTCTCTTTCGCACAAATAATCGACCTCGTTTTTGCTTACACTTTCGGAGTTTTCCGCTTGGTGCTTGTACACCCCTTTGTTGCTTAGTGTATAGCTTAAAAATGGTAAGTACTCAACCATTGTATAATGGATTAAAACAGGCTTGCAATAAGTAACTACTAATGTTTGATAGTCTCCTGTTAACGTGTTTGCTATTATATCAGCTTTCAATTTGTCGATTAGTACTTCACCTAGCAACCTAGTAAGGTGTATATCTTGAGCTGTCTTTATAAAAGGAAGCACTTTATCAGCATCTACATTGCCGTTAAGCGAAGTTAATGCCTTAATGTCTTGTTGTGTAATTAATAGAGCTTCAGCCATTATTGAAAACGTTTATTAGTTGGTAAAAAACCACGATTAGGCATGTTCTTAGGCTGTATAGTTACCTCAGATGGATTACGCACCTTATAACCTCTAATTTCAGCTTGTCTTGTTCCTATCTTGCGAGCGTTTGGACTTAATGGGTCGATGCCTAAACCGTCAATTGATGCAAAAACCTCACGCCTCCAAATATGATGACAATCGCCACCGCCTTTATATTTGAACAAATCGTATGTGTCTGCTCCTTCGGCTCCCCATTTAGGGTTTACTTTAGGGTCTTGGCTCATTAGCATTATATCTTCTTTTCTATAAAGCTTATTCGCGCTTAACATAGCTTTGCAAAAGGCTCTTGAATTTGCTCTAAGTAAACCTGTATATCTGTAACGAGTAATAAATTTAACATCCTTAACAACCGCATCTTGTTCACTCTTTGCCCTTGGGTTTGCTGTTCCTGTTTTCACGAAGTTCACAACCTTTTCTAGGTTTGTTGGTTGTGGTGTCCATTCTTCACTTCCATCCTCATCAAATGAATCTATTAACATCCATTCTTTAGGGTCTAAAGTTTCACCGTAACCGCTTAAATCAATTTCTTGTGAACTCATTTCTGTAGTTGGTGCTAAATCGCTGCCACCTCTTTCAGGAGCTAACCCAACCAATGCACGAATCTCGTTAGCTGTCATTGATTCAATTACTTTATTCGCAACTAATGGGGATAAAGATTGAATGCCGTCGATAATTGCTTTTGAATTATTATCCGTTAAATTTCCTTGCGCATCTAATGGCTGTAGAGGTTTGAAAGTTAATTTTAAATCAATTCCGTTAAAATTAAGTACGGTGTCTAGCATTTCAATTATCTCGTCTTGGTAAGGCTTAATTACCATATTATCAAATAAGATAGCACTATTCTTTAATTCATCCGCATTCGCACTAAAACCAGTGCTTGTAGCAATTCCAAACAATAAAGGGCTTGTTACTTGGTGGCTCAATAGTATCTTTCTCAAAGCTTCTTCAGCTACGTACGCATATTGTTTGTCTGCATCACTTACAGGAAGTGATTCTACTGAAGTTTTGCTTTCTTGATTCGCATTAAATGAAACAATTAATTGACTACCATTTTCACCCGTTAACTGCTGAATAATTTTGTTTTTAATTTCCTCCTGTTTTTCCTCTGAGGGTATGTCATTGCAAAAATTTATTATGCTTTTCGGTGAAAAACTCGTAGATACTAAATTATTCAAGTACTTACTTACACGTTCTTCAAGCTCGCAATAAGGAAGCCCTGCAAGGTAATCAGGATTTGAATAATATTTTAATCCAACCGAATAAGGCTTGTAATATAGTATTTCTATTTCACCTTTTCCAAACCCAAAAGCACTAATTCTTTTAGGCTCGTATTTTTTTATATCCGTCCAGTCATCTGAATAATAGTAAGCTTCAATTTCACCGTCTTTATTGCACTTTTCCGCACGTAAAAGATGTACAGGAATATGATATGCCTTTAATACTTTTTTATGTCCTTTATCGTAATGTAGTTGTAAGGCACATTGACCTAACATTTTACGGTCTGTAATTATTTTTTTTAAATCTTCGGGTGAAAATAAAGCTAAAGCTTGCGCGTATTCGTTAGGCTTTTGATTTGCGTTAACCGCTGTTAAGCCCCTACCAAATATTAATTTACAAATATTACCAATTACGGCACTATTTGTAGTACTTGCGTTGTATCTATCGATTAAATACTGAAAATAATTATTATCAGCACCATATTCGACCCACTCTTTTTGGTTTGATTCAATAACCTCAGGTTGCTTGTATGCTGCTAATTCTATAATGTGATTACTCATATATAACGAAGTCGTTTAATGTTGTGTTTTCGGTAAATTTACCTGCTGTAATTTTGTAGTTTTCTAAGTTAATTTGATTAGTGCAAAACATTTTATCCTTAAATACTACCATTTCAAAAACTGAACTAATTAATTCAAATGTATAACTTCTATTCTGTTTAACTATTCCAAAAAAATTAAATGTTAATGCGGTTGTGTAGTCCCCAATAACATAGGAAAAACCCTCAATATTAGTAACCTCTTTAGTTTGTTCATCGGTTAACAGGAATTGATCCCACGGTTCATCCTTAGTTATGAAGTGAATCGTTTGATTAGCATTAATGTCCTTAAGTATTACCATACAATAATATCCTTAAAAAGCAATTTTGTTGCATAAAAAAAGGGGCAACCTCGTTTGGTAAACCCCTTTTAATACTAAATTTAAGAAAATGTCTAGGACAAATATAATACTTTTTTAAGAAGTAACAATTGTTGCACTTGAAAATAATGTTGCTAATCCAGCATCTGTTGTACAATCCAACAAATTAGCCTCTAATTGCTCCATGCCCACAAGCGTAATATCGTAACCGCTAAAATCTCCCATTGCAACACCGCTGTTAATGTTAGCCGTTGTTAACTCCATACCACGTTTCAAGCCAGCAAGATAATACTTACCGTTTCGGGTCTTGATTATTACGTGAGGTCGACCGTATGCCATCATTTTAACAGTTTTCATAGTAGCGATTTCTCGCGACTTTAACTGCATTTTTAATGTTTGCTCTACAAAAGTAGTTCCGTTTTCACGACTTGAGTTAATCACTTGGTCGAAGTTATTCGTACCCTTTAACTCAAACTTGTAAAGGTTCGCTACTCCGTTAATATCGTCGATTACGTCCGTATTAACACCATCGTACGTTACATCAGCATCTTCAATTCCAAAGTTAGCAAAAAACACCGCATCTATACCGCCCAGTAGCGTTTTACACTGTTCTTCTAATCCGTTTGTTATATCACAACTCATAATATTTTTTTTAATAAAAAAGGGCGGTGTTTATTGCACCACCCTAATTCGATTTATAATTAATTCTAGTTAACCGCGTTTACGATTCCGTATGTAATGATGTCATTAACGATAGCGTAATTAACACAAGCCGTCATTTTCATAACAACTCTCACATTGTCATCACCTAACGTTGCCGAAGTGTCGATAATCTTCGCTTCGTTTTGGTCTGACAATAAACCGCATCCGAAAAACAAGTTTGCTTTTTGAGCCGCGATAATTACGTCTGATGGTAATCCGTTTACTAATTCGATTTTGTAACCTGCAAACGTTAACGGTTGACCGCTGTACCACATCGTACCATTGTTCATTAATCCATTAGAACCCAACCCGTTAGCTCCAAAACCACCCAATGCAAGAATATAAGCTTGGTGAACGTTAGCAGGAACAAAGATAGTCATATCAGCTTTTTGATATAATCTAGTTGGAACCGCTGCAATAACTTTTCCTAATTCGTCAATTACGTTTGTAGCGTCAATTGTTGTTCCTGTTACCTCTTGTGCTGGTACTAAATCTACGTCGTTTTCTAACAACTTAATGAATCCGTCAAACTGTCCAGAAACTGTTGCGTCACCTTGCCAAATTGATGTCTCGATTGATTCTGCAACCGTAGCAACTTGTAAAGCCATTAAGTAATCTGAGAAAGTTTTTGGTAAAACGTCAAATGCTGAAAAGCCCTGCTCTACTGATTCCCATGTATCGTGAAAATCTTTCTTACACAACTGTTTGTTTAATTTCAGTTCCTTTGGCTCTAAATAACGTTCTGTTAACATGTATGAACCTAACGCATTAAAATCACAATCATTGTCAACTAAACCGCCACCAATGTCTAAACGTTTCATTAACGCTTTGTACTTAACGTTTGGTACAATTGTAATTAAGTTTTTCGCTAACGTGTTACCCTCTAAAAGAGCGACCGAAATCCATTTTTTTAAATCCTCACCAGCATACGTAGTGGTGATATTGCTTGTTGTAGCCATAATTTATTAATTAAATAATTTGTTAAATTGGCAAACTTTGAGCCTCCTTTTGGTGATCAAGCGTTAACGAATGCAATCGGAGCAAGTGAAGCTTATGTAGGAGTAATTGAT